ACCGGCCACGGCATCATGAGCCAGACAAGATTTGGCCGCCAGCTCACCGAGCGCGGCATCCGTAAGACCACAGGAACAAGCGGCCCCAACAAGGACCGCGCAATTTATCACGACATAGCACTAAGAGGTAGAGATGAACAATTTGACAATCATTGGCAACGTGGGCAAAGCGCCTGAGACGCGCACCACCCAGAGTGGCAAACAAGAGACGACGTTTTCAGTCGCGCTCAATCGCTTCGGCAAAGACAAAGATGGCAACGATAAAAAACCTATCTGGGTGCGCTGTCGTGCCTACAGCAAGCAGGCTGAGATCGTCGACAAGTACGTCAAGAAAGGCGACAAGATCGGTGTGGCTGGCAAGCTTGATGTGTCTGAGTGGACAAGCCGGCAGGGTGAGAGCAAGTACCAGATCGAGCTTGTCGTCGGTGAGGTCACACTCATAGGCAACACCACCGGCCAGCGCAGCAGCGAGCCGTCGGCGCCTGCGGCGTCTGAAGCGGACATTGACTCTCTGTTTGAAAGCCGCGACGAGATCCCATTCTAGTGAAACACCACGTCACTACCAAGAATGAGCCCGAGAAGCGCTGCATCAAATGCCAGCGTCTCAAACTCGCCTCATTCATATCCCGGCGTGGGATATGCGGCGTCTGTCGTGAGGCCTCCAAGCCCGCAGCAGACACCGCACCCCGCGCCAGCGAGATGGGCTATGCCGCAATGTGTGAGCGCTGCCAGCGATGGCTGCAGCCACAGCGCGAGCCCTACTACGCCGCTAAATGTCAGTCCTGCTGGCCCAGTGAGGCCGCCCCTGAGTACCTGGAAAAGTGGAAATATTACACGAAGAGGAAAGTATCATGAATTGCACGCACTGCCAGGACAAAGGCACTGTCAACAAATATGATCCCACGGCAAAAGAGTACCGCGACTATCCCTGCGACTTCTGCCGTCGCATCCGTATCCGCATAGCACCAGATGCGGTGCATGACAGGCGGCAATACCGATGAGCCGCATGCCACGCCGGCTCTTTCTCGTCCCCGAACTGCTCCACGATCTGGCGGTGCGCGTTGCACGCGTGCGCTGCCAGACGGTAGCGGGCATTTACCGGGAGGCGATCCGAGACTATATCCAACACTATTACGGCGGGCGTATGCCTCTGCCTGGGGAGGAGAACCATGAGCCGCCATCTAGTCTGGTTTAGTTGCGGCGCTGCAAGCGCGGTTGCCGCCAAGCTGGCCGTTATGCAGCTCGACAATGTCGAGGTTCTTTACTGCGACATGTCGCGTGATGAGCACCCCGATAACGAGCGCTTTCTGTGCGACGTAGAAAAGTGGATCGGGCAGGAAGTCATCCGCCTTAAAGGGAAGTTTGAGTCTATCACCGATGTCTTTGCATACCACCGCTACATGAGCGGTATCGGTGGCGCTAAATGCACGGTGGAGATGAAGAAGAAGCTGCGCTTTAACTACCAGCGCCCAGGCGATGTTCACATTTTCGGTTTTACCGCTGACGAACACGATCGTATTGAGTCGTTTGCGGCAAGCAACCACGACCTCAGCCTGCTCTGGCTGTTGGCCGACGCCGGCATCACAAAGCAGGACTGCTTCGGGATTCTCAAATTTGCTGGCATTGCACAGCCGGTGCTCTATTCGCTGGGGTTCAAAAACAACAACTGTATTGGCTGCGTCAAGGCGACAAGCCCCGCTTATTGGGCACTTGTCAGAAAGTTTTTCCCTGCAAGGTTCGCACAGCTTGCTGCACAGTCACGAGAGATCGGCTGTCGACTGGTCCGGCTCGCCGGCAAGCGCATCTTCTTAGACGAGCTGCCCGAAGGGGACTTTGCGCGGCACAAACAAGAAGACATATCGTGTGGTCCTGAGTGTGGAGGAGATGCAGCATGAGCAGACTTGAGGACCAATGGTCCACGCCGTGGCATGTGTACCCACATGAATTCTGGCGCGGACGTGGCCAGGCATCAAAGCATCCTCACCACGCTATGGGAGTATCCATGGAGTTATATGCGACCCCGAATTGACCCCGCAACACGATTTTTCCGCCACGTCGCGGTTGATTTACAAACACACTGCTGGCACTGGACAGGCGCCATCAACAAGCTCACCTTTCACGGCGAGTTCTGGGACGGCGAAAAGCGCGTAAAGGCACACCGCTGGAGTTTCCAGCACCACTTTGGCTACCTGCCCGAGGTGGTGCGGCACAAATGCGACCTTGCACGCTGCGTCAATCCCACACACCTTGAGCCTGGCGATCAGGCTGACAATGTCGCCGATTGCATTGCGCGTGACCGCAAGCACACAAAGCTTTTCTGGAAGCAAGTGCTGCGCATACGGGAAGAGGCTGAGCACGGCGTGCCGCGGGCTAAGCTGGCATTGGACTATGGCGTTAGCGAGAAGCAGATCACGCGCATCTTGCGTGGGGATTCTTGGAGGACGGCGTGATGGTGGTGTTTGACGCCAAGCTAGCCCCGCCACAATTTGCGAAGCACTTCCAAGAGATCGCCAACTGGATTCAATGGCAGATTATCAATCCGCCCAACCGGCTAGCCTACGACATTTTAGCCGGCGTCACGATCATGCGCAAAGCGGACGCGCCAGAGCCGCATTATGAGTTTGGTCAGGGCATCGTGCTAGTGCCAGGGAAACACAGCCGAGGCTATTTTGTTGAGCGCAATATGTCTTGCTCGCATGAAGCACTCAGGGACCTGCCGACGGACTTCCTGTTTGAACAAGCCGCCGTACTCGCCGAGCTGATAGCAGGTGACATCATGGTTGAGGCGCTGCGCTCGCTCTTATACTTTTACGACCCCCAGCAGGATGGTCCTGACTGGCGCCCCTCGGAGTCGTTACCGGAGGATTATTACGCGATATGAGTGTGGTCACAAATCTGATACTGTCCTACAGCCTCTCTGACCGCGACATGCTTACTGAGGTTAACGAATACTTTGTTAAGCACTACTACCGTCCCGACTGTGGCTTTCAAGACAATGATGACAACTACGGCGGCAATAAGTACCTTGAGCGCTGTACCTATGTGGGGGCTTTCAACAAGCTCGATCTGTGCCACTTTGTCGCCTACCTCAGAGCTTTGAAATGGGAAGAGCCGGACAAGGTCCAGCTCTTTGCGTGCCAACAGCAGGAGGACGTTTACAACGAGAGGTTTCACGATACCTCGCCGTGGTGGTGTGAGGGGACCGTCGGCTCTGGGTGTCCCAGCAGTCCCAGCAACCTGACCACCTGAGTCCTGTGCAGTCCCGTCTCACGCGCTATGTCCGCCGTGCACCAGCCCATTGCCGCCAGCTCTCTGACACGCTCACGCTGTGCCACCAGTCCCGCCCCCGCAGGCCGGCCCACATGCACACCCGCGTCACGCGCCACAGCCATAGCCTCACGCGTGCGCTGCGCTATCAAGTCCCGCTCAAACTCAGCCACCGCACCAAGCATGTGATACACAAGCCTACCTGCCGGCGTTGTGGTGTCGACGGCTTGCTCAACACACACTAAGTCTGCGCCCATTGCGGCCAGCTCATGCGCAAGCTCGGTTAGCCGACTCAGTGACCTTGCCAGCCTGTCAAGCCGCAGCGCGATGATCCCGTGAGCCTGCCCCAGCCGGCACAGCTCCAATGCCCGCTCAATGTCGGGGCGGCGCTTTGCCGCCCCTGAAACAGGTGGGTAGGACTCCAGCACGACCAGCTCATAGCCGCGCTGCGCGCACCATTGCTGACATTTCTCTGCCTGGACTGTCAGGCTGTATGGCTGATCCGCGGTGCTGACGCGGGCGATTAGGACGAGTTTTTTCATGGCTAGTCCTCCTCCCACACGACGACTTTGATGGCGTCTTTGAATAGCCATTGCAGGCGCTCGGCTTCTTTTTTTTCGGTCTGCCAACGCCCAGCCGCAGCCGGCCACCGCCCAACCGCATGATGTGAGTAATACTCAAGCGCCCGCCTGATAGTCAGCCGCTCCTGGTACATAAGCTCTGTCTGTTTTGCCATTGTCATTACCTCGTGTTGCTAGTGGGTGTGTCTCATGATATCTCAAACTCTTGCCAGCCCTCGTCTGAGCGCCAGCCGGACCATTTTTCGGGCTTAACATCGCCTTGCCATATTTCCAGCAGGATTGGGTCCTGATGGTCCTCCGCTACTTGCTTAGCACGCTCAACCATGTCGTCCAATGCCTCACGCGTGGCGCCGTAGTAGTGCTCAAGCTCCTCGTATTCAGTATCTCCAACCAATTGGATACTCGCATGCCACGGTCCCCGCGTGCAGCTGCTAGGCACGTGCCCTCGCTCCTCCAATTCCGCCACACGCAGCTCAAGCGCGCGCAGCCTGCCCTCTACAGTGTCTGTCGCTTGCAGCAGCACCGCCCGTAGTATCTCATTGACACGCACACTGCGTGTCTGTTTGGGCAGTGCCTCCACTGCCTTGCATACCTCGTCGTCGAGGTAGAATGTGTATTTGTTTTTGCGTTGCATTACACGCCCTCCTTTGCTCGCTCCGAGAGAAGATGCAGAGCCTCTATAGCAGCACGCAGGCGCCCACTGCTGGCAAGGGCGTCTTTCAGAGTCTCAAAGCATGTGCACTGGTAGCCTTCCGAATAGCCGATTGTGACCATGCAAAAATCCAAGCGGACTCTAGGCCCATCAACTGGCTTATCAAACCACAAGGTCAGAGCGCTGAGTGTGGGACCAGCGTACCCGTCCCCGTATATCTTCCCGCCGTCAAAAATTACTGACTCCCACGCTTCCTTGAGGTGGTTACGTATCAGTTCCTCAGGCAGCAGAGCCGGCCAGTCACTGTCCGATCCCTCCAGCCTCTCTAAGAATTGCTCTCTCGTGTATTTGTCTAACATTACACGCCCTCCTCAACCTCAAGCAAGCCGGTGCAAGAGGGGACGCTCTCGCGGAAACCATCGCCCCGTAGTTTCCACACTTTCAGCGTGTCCTCGTCAAGCTCATACTCGTCAAGATCATTCATCTCGTCGTCACGCGCCGCCTCATACGCCACTTGTAGCGCGTCCTTTAGGTTCAGATCGTCGCCATTGGTGGCGATTGCCACGCAGCCAAGCGCTTTCAGTCTCTCAAGTGCCTCTGTGTATCTCATTGTCTTTACCCTCGTTTCGCCCGTCATACATTACTGGGGCTCATCAGTGCGGTGCTTTGCCGCAGACGAGGGGCGGTTATACCGCCCACATCCAGTCCTTGCGCTCGCGGTAGTGATAGTACCTGTCGCCCACGATTATGTGGTCAAGCACTTGTATATTCAGAAGCGCTCCCGCCTGGATCAGTTGTCTTGTGGTCTTGTCGTCGTCCTCGCTGGGAGTCGTGTCACCGGACGGGTGGTTATGCGCCACTATCACGGCATACGCATTAGCCAAGATCGCCCCTTTGAACACCTCACGTGGGTGCACCAGACTGCACGTCGCCGTGCCGTGTGATACCACGCTCATGCCTATCGGCTCTAAGCGGGCATTTAGGTACACCGCCACAAACTTCTCCTCTGCCTCGTCACACATCCATGACAACAGCGGATGTAGCGCGTCAGGCCCGTCCACGCGCTGTGCCACGTATGTGCGCTTACGCTCTCTGACGAGCTTGACTGACCATTGCTCAATGCTGGCTTGTATTGTCTCGATGCTCATGTTGCATTACCTCAGTGTTTTGCTAGTGGGAATTACCGGTCAGTGTCACTGCCGGGTGTGGCGCGGTATGCTCTGGACAAACCGCGCGTCACCGGGCAGTGTGGTTAGGCCTCAAGACAGAAGATGTCAGAGCCCTCATTAAAGTCGCAGCAGGCAAGCCATAGCACGCGCTCTGTTATCTCAGCTACCGTGCTGTCCTCAAGCTCAGTTGCTGTCCAGCCGCCTGTGCTTTTCAGATAGCGCTTGGCACGCTCAATATCCACAGTAAAATTCAACTTTTCAGCCCAGTGAATCACAGCCTCACTCACGTCACCGGACGCGCTGCAATCAGCGATGCACTCAGCGGGCAGGTCCTCAATGTACAGGATGTGTGTTACATTAACCATTGTCGTAATCCTCATTGCTAGTGGGTGTTATTGACGGCGGATGTCCGGGTCACCGGACGTCCGTTTTTTATGCTAGGGCACCGCGTTCGGTGCCTGTGGCGTAGCGCTCACAGCTAGGGCAGCGGAGCCAGTAGATCTCACAGTACTGATGCTCACAGTCAGGGCAGACAGTGTAGGGCTTGCTGTGTGTTTTGCACGTATAAATCACATGTGTTCCAAGCTTGTAGCGCTTGAGATCTTGGATTGTCATGTCAATACCTCAGGTTTGCTAGTGGGTTGTCGAGTGAACTTTGGGTTTAACCCGTCGCTCACAATTTCAGATTACTGCGGTTTACCGAATCTGTCAACACTGGAAAGATTAAAAGTTTGCGAGGCGCTTGCTGGCAGCGGTATCACGGGCGCGAAAAGCACTGTGCCGTGTAGTAATGACACTAATAGACTGCCCGCTAGCACTTGGCGACCCGTGCTTGACAGCCTGTATGTCCACAGCATGTCCAGTGGCCACCCGAACAATTAGCGCAGCTGCAACACCCCGTTGCAAAGGTGCGCCGGAAATGCCCACACAGCCAGTGTCCCACCGTGCTTATTGAGATCAAACTACCCGAATTATCATACAACCGGGTCCGGTGCCGTGGCTCAGGCTGTCCCGGGTTTTGCGTATGGTTCTGGTGGTTTTTGCAATGAATTGGTGTTTTTGGGTATTTTACATAATAGAGTACCCCAAATATAGACAGAGCATATACACACCCAAATATAAGCCTCTGGTACTGGGCAACTCTACGGCGGGGTTGTCATTCACTGGGGCGATTGACGACTGAATTTAATCGGGAGATGGGGGTTGGTTGATCGGGTAGTTTGGGGTATCTCCAACTACCCGAATCTGTCAGACATACGACAATACGTATTGCTGACAGAATTCTCATAATCGCCGTCACCGGACTAGCAGCAAGCGTCTCGGGCGAAAAACGCAAAGTATGACAACCTCTCTCCCGAGTGTGTTCACGCGTTCTTGGAAACACAAATGACACAAACCATTCCCTTTGTGTCATTCTCGCCCGCCAGGCTACAAGGCCGGCACTTACCTGGCGCCCTCGACCCGGGCGCCCTTGCCGGGGGTACCCTGCCCCAAAACGAGTGAAGGGTACCCCCTGGCGCGCGCGAAAAATCATCGCAATACCCCCACTCCAAAAAATCCTCCCCAAAAATTTCCCGGGACCGGCATGACACCGCAGGTGGTGCAGGTAAATGCCAGCCTCAAAGTGCAAGGGGTGAGCGAGCTTTTAAGCAAACCCTCAACAAAGTTACCTCGCGCAGAGATACATTGTCTCTCAGAACCAAAATGCGCCCACCCCGCTATAAAGTGGTGGTTGAAATCAGGCAGTGGTGTAGATAGTGCACGCGGGGCTCATAGACCCCGAGGACCGGTGCGACTCCGGCAGCCGCAAATTTTTCTTGACGGGCACACAGGGAGGGCAAAGGCATGGGGGATAGACAGGGACGGACACGGTGGGCCTGCTTAGGGCTATTAGTCTCAGTCGTGTTGTCGCTGTCCCCATGCCAAGCCCAACCCCTAAATGCCAGCTTACCAGCGGGTGTGCCATACGGCCACATCCAGGGTGGCCGCGGTAACATCCCCGGCACCACGACAGCGATAACATTCAGCCCGGCTGTCAGACATATAGACATTTGGACCACCACAGGCGGTGCGGTGTTGCACGTGGATTTGAACGGCAACACAGCGACGACTGCCGACCCGGGCATTGAGGCCGGGGGCAGCTTTCATTATGAGGGCGAGCCGGTGTCAGAGATAGAGATTATCGGCGCCAGCGCGTCAGGGAGCTATAACTATGTCGGCAATTAAGGACCGGCACGCGGCAAGCACCGTGCTGTGGGTAATAATCTGCCTGCTGTTCGCAGCGGCCCCGCCAGCGCTGAGCTTATACATTCCGCCTGCGCAGCCGCCTGATGCGGACTTGACGGCGCTAGCAGGACTGAGCACGACCGGGCTTGTGACACGCACAGGGTCAGCCACGTATGCCACGCGCACACTGACAGGTACGGCCGACAGGCTGACGGTGACGCAGGGGGACGGCGTTGCCGGTGATCCGACGGCCGATGTCAACACCGCAGGCGACGTGTTGGGCACGGCCAATAGGCTGACTGTCACGGGTGGCAGTAACGTGCTGGTTGGCGCCGACGCTGTGGACGTGACGCTGGATGTCAGCACAGCAGGCGACATACTGGGCACGAGCAATCAGGTCACTGTCACTGGCGGCGACAACGTGTTGCCGGGTGCCGACGCGGTAGACGTGACGCTGGCATTGCCACAGGATATACACACGGGTGCGAGCCCGACTTTTGTGAACGTCAACCTGACGCAGAACGCTGCTACATTGCAGTATCGGTCAGTGAGTTTAAATACCGCCGCTATAACGGGGATGTTCGCCACGCCTGTGGAGCTGATCCCGGCGCCAGGCGCAAACAAGTTTATTGTCGTCGAGGCTGTCGTTATTGACTACACGTATGGTGGTACTGCTTTTACGGGCGGCGGCACTATATCTTTTGTTTATGGCACCTCGGGCTCAAACGCCTCGGGCACCATGGGCGGTGCGTTGTTTACGACCGGCACGACTGACCGGCTTGGCTGGTCGATTGCTAACGGCAATAACAGCAACACGCGGACTTCAGTGGTCAATCAAGCCGTTAACATAACCAACGCGACGGGGGCATTTGCCACGGGCAACGGCTCGGCGGTGGTTAAGCTGGTGTATCGGGTCATGGATTTATAAAAATGCCAGAGCGCATATACAACGTCAGATACTACACACTAGCCGGCGCCGTGGACTGCCTGCGCACAAGCCTGCCGTCAGCATTAGAGCTGGCCGACTGGCACGAGGGGGCAAGCAACCCGTTCCGGCAGCATCCGGACTACAAGCCGCCCGAGGTGACTGAGTTGACTGTGGTAGCAACGGAGAGGGTGAGGTAATGCCAGCACGGCCAGAGCGCGAGCGTGCCACGGAGAGGGCAATACTGGTACAGGAGCTAACGCTGCTGCTTATAAACAGGTGCCGTGTGACGCCGGACGTGGCGGTCAGGATCGCGTGGGAGATAGTGTTACAGCCAGGGCAGTAGGCCAGGGCGCGTCAGGACGAGGAGGACGACATGGGGTTACCGACAATAGAGCAGGTGCAGGAGTCGCTGATCGCGAATAAGCGAGCGACGATATCTGAGGGGCTGCTTAAGCATGGCTTTGGCTCGCTTTATACGCGAGGGCTGACCGAGGAGTCGATTAAGCTGCTGATCGACGAGTGTGCTACTCAGGGCTATGAGGTTTGGGAGCGCAAAGAGAAAGAGAACCTTGCTGGACTCAACGAGTTTGAGGTTGTCGTAGACAGCTCCCGCGAGGACTACCTCAGGAATAGGTTTAAGCGGGTGAAATAAGTGACCGACCGCCCCTACAAACTCCAGCACATAAATGCCCGCGTAGAGTCCCGCGTGGTCGAGGCCTTGGAGGCCGAGGCCGTGCGCCGGACAAACCGTGACGGCATTGAGTGGACGCTGAGCAGCGTGGTACGGCGGGTGTTAGTGGACTGGGTGGACACAGGCTCACGCCGGCCCGCCCGGTTCGAGGCGATGCCAGGGTTCGAGATGGAGGCGCAATGACACCACAAGACATAATAACCGTAGCCGTCGCCGTGATCGGCGCCTGGTATCTGGTCCCTTTCCTGTTGGGACTGGTCGTGTTTGTACTGGCAGGGTTTGGCGCATTATTGGCGGGGATTTTTAGCAATGACTGATTTCGCAGGATGGGCAATAGTCGAGCTTATGGGCCACGTGCGCCTTGCTGGCTACGTGACCGAAGAGGAGCATTTTGGCACCAAGCTGGGGCGAATTGACGTGCACAGCGGCGAGCAGGTTGTGACGCAGTTTTTCGGCGGCAATTCTGTTTACCGGGTGACGCCAACAACAGAGGAAGTGGCCAGGCGTATAGCTGAGCCGACGCGGGCGCCGGTAGCATTACTGGGGCATGACGACGAGGATGACGACGTGGACCTGTGCGCGGATGAGGACTATGACTAATGACTAAATCCCGCATGCACCTCAGTGTAGTTAAGATTCCACCACGCTCACTGCTCCTGGCCAAGATCCCCGAGGATTGGGCGCAGGAGCGCGTCGAGATCGTGGTGCGCACGCTGCACGGCTTGCTTGAGGAGTACAAGTGTGACTCCGTGCTGGTGCTGCCGCAGGGTGCTGAGCTGGAGTTTTTGAGTGATGGCGACCTGGCGCGCATGGGGCTGCGGCGGGTGCCGAGGGAGGCAGGATGACAGCGATAGATAAAGCGGTGCTCGCAATTGAGGAGCGCCTGATAACGGATCTGAGTTACGAGTTCAGGATTGAGTTGCAGCGCGGACTGATCCACAGCGCGCTAGTTGAGGCGTACAAGAAAGGGGCGACACCGCCCGCAGGGACGTCGGTTAGCAACTTGCAGCCCGGGGAGCTTGCTTTACTCATCTCTGAGGCTGATTATGGCCGCCTACGCGCGAACTCAGAAGCACTGGCAGCAATAAGCGCGCAAGAGGCTTTAACCGAAGGTGACTTAAATGCGCCTATTAGCAACGAAGAGCTAGAGCGTGCCATGCAAGGGATTGTGCTTTTGTGGCGGCTTGAGGACCAGCACCGAACCGCTAATGCAGGCCTGCACGGCGACGCTGCAGGACAGCGCGCCAGGCTTCGCCGGTGGTGGCGTGATTTGCCACTAGGCTTGCGAGAGCTTGCCACGAAGGAGGCGCATAAGCTGTTAGCTAGCGGTAACAGCGCATGAGGACACCGACAGGCTTCCAGGGCTACTTACCACGCGGTATCCGCAAGTTGCTGTTTGGTTACTGGGCGGATCGCATGATGGCGCATTTGGTGCGCGAGTCCCAGCTGCAGAAAGTACGTGCTGATCGCGAGGAAAAACGCGCCGATAAGAATTACGCCGACTGCCGCGCTATGCACGGTGAGGTGTTTAAGCTGCTGCGCAAACTGGAAAACACTAAGGCGTGGAACGCCATACACCGCAAGTCTATCGCCAAGCTCAAGGAACAGGTTGCGCGTGACCGGGAGTATATCGGTAAGCTAAAGGCTGAGCTGGCTGAGCTGCGGGCCGCCTCCGCGAATCGAGGAGAGTTATGACTGACGACTCCCTAATCACAAAACCCTGGGAACGCCCAGGCGAAGGCCATAACCTGATAATAAACACCCAGGAAACACAGCGGCAATTCCAGGACAGGCTGAGCCTGGGCGAGCGCAGAGTGCAGCGCAAGGCTAACCAACTGGTCGAGGGCACCGCGCCAAGCCAGCGCGCGCAGGACATGAACAGCAATGACGCCGTGGCCAACATAAAAGCCTGGCGCGTGGGCCCAAACTGGTGCGCGGACTGCACGCAGCAAAAGCCTGACTTCAGAGTCGGGCCGCAGATGTTCCTGCAGCCCATGCCTGAGATCGACATGACGCCATTGGACGTGGCGATATTTGGCCTGTGCAAAGAGTGCTTTCAGGACGCCGAGCTTGGCGGGCAATTGGTTGTCGTGGACGGCGACGGCGACGAGACAGACAGCCGGGCCGAGCGGCGTGAGCGCAATATCATTGAGTGGTGCAAGGCTGCCAAGCTGCGCGGGTTGAGTCCGGCGCGGTTTGATGGTACTGGGCGGAGGGTCACAGAGTGAGGTGCAGCGCCTGCAAGATGGAGTATCCATGGGTGGATGGGCTCGGGCAGACGTATTGCTGCAAGGCTAAGCTTGAAGATCCGAGGTTCACTGTCGACAACGTAATAAAAATGCTGGAAGTGCTCGGCCGCTATTCCGGCTGCGGCTGTTGCGGGGTTATCAATGCCGACGAGGCTCTGACTGAGATCCTGCATTTGCTTGGGCACAAGCTGCAGGTGACAGATCAGCAGGTTTGCGTCAAGCCGGGCACGCGCGAGGAGAGGCCGCAATACGAAAGACGGGTGACGGTAAATGCCACCACGTAACAAATGCCTGCATTGCTCATACGACGCGGGTGGACTGGTGCACAAGTTTTGCAATAAGCACGCGGACGAGATAATAGACGCGCTCAAACGAGCGCAGGAAGTCACAGAGATGCAGGAGAGGGACAGAGCGCTAAGGTGTACATGCTGCCCGATTCACCAAGGAGTGTACCGTGCCACCACGTAAACGCCAGCTCCCACCGCCACCGCAAGAGATCGACCGCTCAGAGTACGTAAAATACGGCGACGAGCTGCCACCAAACGCGGTGCTGCTGCGCGACTTGCGCGCATGCCAGGGTGACTTGGACGAGTTTCTGCACAGGCACGCCGGCAAGCGTCGCCGCGAGGTTTTGTTTGAGATAAATGTCCGCAGGCAAGAGGCCCCGTCACTGACAGAGGCTCAATACGCGGTGGGGATGACGAGTTTTGCTGACGAGTGGGACAAGCTAATCCGCTCAGGCGAGCAGCTAACGCTGGATTTAGTCACCAGCCGGTTGCTGACTGAGCTAAAAGCCATGACAGATGTGGGGGATGTGATCAAGGTAGTTGAGCGCCTGGCACCGGAGAAATGGGCTCGTAAGACGGTGGCGGGACGGGGCGTGGGGCGGACCTCCAAAGGGGATAGGAAGGACCGCTTGGACGAACTGTTAGGCATGACGGGTGGCGATACGGGATAGTCGCAGGCATGACAACCGCGATGAAGAATCGAAGCGGATAGCGTACCTGCAGAAAATGGCAACAAGCCCACGCAATTGTCTTGCGTGTCAGTCGTGGTATGCAGCGCGCCAGGCGGGCCGGGACTGGGACGGGAAAATACCACATGTTTGCGCGCGCGGCTACATGGAGCGCCACTTATATATCACCAACAAGCAGGGCGAGAAGCAGCTGCTTACCTTCAATGACAGCCAGGACGACGTCTGGGAGGTCATTTATGTCCTGACGCGCGACGGCAAGCTGCTCAGGATACTGATACTTAAGAGTCGCCAGGTGGGCATATCGACAAGCTCCTCGGGGTTGCTGTATGCGCGCACAACTACGCGGCCTAATACGAACAGCATGATCATTGGCCACCATAAGAAGGCCACGGCCAACCTTTTCCAGAAGCAGCAATACTTTCACGACCACTTAGAACCAGATATAAAATTCCCGCTTGAGCGCGGCAACACCGAGGAGCTGTACTGCAAGCTGCTCAACTGGCGTATCACGCTGGCAACAGCCGGCACGTTGGCCGCCACGCGATCAAACACGCTGACTAACGTGTTGTTTACGGAGATTGGTTATTACGACGACTTTATAACAATCAAGTCAGCCACCGAGGCCTCTGTGCCGGTGACAAGCGACACTATGATCATCGGCGAGTCCACAGCCAACGGCATGGGCTCTGACTTCCATACGCTGTGGGTGCTGGCCGAGGCCGGCGAGATTGATTACTTCCCGCTGTTTTTGAAGTGGTTCAGGGATCGCAAATGTTGGTTTCCATTTAACAGTGACCGCGAGCGGGACGAGCACTTAGACTGGCTCTTTGGCAAGTGCCCCGAGCTAAAAGACAGGCAGCAGGCATTTAACCTGGCGCCCGAGCAGATAGCTTTCTATGGGCTTATGCTCAAGCAATACAACTGGGACACGCAGTATATACAGCAGGAGTTTCCATGCACGCCGCAAGAGGCGTGGTTAGCTAGCGGGCGCACTGTGGTGCCGACGCGTGTGATCATGAAGCACGTCGAGAAGGCCAAGCCGGGCAAGCTGTATGACCCGTACATGACGCTGACGCGCAAGTCTGCGCTTGATCAGTGGGATGAGGCACCATGGCTGGTGCGCCAGCAGCATGCGTATCTGGAGATCTGGCAGCGTCCGATCCCGGGGCGGCATTATCTAATTGCGGTAGACACGGCGCAGGGCACAGAGAAGGGTGACTACTCGTGTGCGCTTGTGTTTGACATTGCCACGCAGCGACTGGTGGCTCAATTGCATGGCAAGATCGAGCCTAAACTTTTAGGCAAGGAACTGGTACCGCAGCTGGGGCGTGTGTACAACGGCGCGATTCTGGTAATTGAGATCGACGGTCTGGGGCTGACTACACTTAGCTATGCAAAAGATGTCTACCACCATATGTACCAGCAGCGCAAAGACGACGGCTTTGCAACATCTGTCACGCATAAGATCGGCTGGGAGACGTCAACGTCGACGCGCGCCAACATCGTCGCCAATATGCGCCACGTGCTAGGTGAGAGGCAGGCAGAGGAAGGATTCTGCCCAGACAAATGTCTGCTTGAGGAGCTGCTGGTATTCGTGGAGAAGGACGGCAAGCCGCAGGCTCAGAAGGGCTTCCACGACGACCGCGTCATGACGTACGCGATAGGTCAGTGGACTTGTCTTGAGGAGATCAAAATTCGGCCCGAAATTTTGCGAGTGCTCAACAAAGTTGAGGACGGCGATGCTAGGGTGGTAACCGTAAAGCCAGAGGACGTTTTGCGTAAGGTCAAGGACCCTCGGTGGTACGGGCAATCAATGGTTAGCGGCGGGGACCTGGGTGGCCCCATTATTCCTGAGGGAGGAGACTACGAATGGTAGGTAAGGACGACAAGGACAAGGCACTGGATATTTTGTTTCCGCCTGAGCCCGATCCGGACGATGAGGATTTGGATGACGAGGACCTGCTGGGGCCTCCGCTGGTGGTGCCAGAGCCCGAGCCGATGCCCCCCGCGCCAGAGCCTGTTATACATAAAGACATCGCCGACGTCGCAGCGCTCCCCAAAGAGCAGCCCGAGCCCGATCCGCTGACCGTGCAGATCAAATCCGAGGAGCAGCCAAACGTCAAGAAGCTAGACGTCGACCCCGAGCGCGACGAGCTGGCCAGATTTTTCCTCGGCGAAGAATTGTTTACACGCTTTAAGCTACTCGCCACCGGCCGCGGTGTCAGCATTGGCACCCTGTTAGATCAGGGCTTGCAGATGTGCTTTGACATCGGCGGCTTTGTCTGCGAGGCGGCCAAAGAGCACAAGCGTACCGGACACGACGAGGTGGAGCACTGGTATGTCAACAAGCGCCTGCGCTCACTTGTTACCGACAAGTACGAGCAGGTGACGTCTGCGTGCCGTGCTTATGGCGTGCCCAATAAAGAGGGCTTCGCTGCGGGCATTGAGGCTGCGTTGGACAGAGGGGCGATATGATCGAGGCCTGCCTGCTCATGTGCACGTTCTGCACGCTCATTGCTGTGGGCGCTGCCGCCTATGTGGGTATAAGCGGCGCCAGTATCAATCACCGCTTCGCCAACTTTCTTGAGGCCGAGGCGCGAGCCTTCAGTCAGACAGTGCGACAGACCAGCGCAGAGCTTGGCCCGCTGCGCGAGAAGATTGACGCCACTGGCGCTGCGCGTGCAGAGAAGATTGACGACGACGACATCCTTGACGACATGGATGACGAGGAGGAGGCCCGTAAGTGGCTGGCGAAATAAACCTTGTAGACGAGTTGGAGCAGGAGCTTAAGACGCTCGACACGCCTCAGTGGAAATTTGAGGGGTGCAACAGCCGTGACGAGTACGAGGAGAAATACGTCCGGCTTGTTGACGACTTGCTGGCCGAGTCCGAGGGCGCTTATCTCAAAACAAAGAAGCGCTGGCTAAAGGACCTTAAGCGCGTCCACATGGAGGAGGATGATTTAGAGGGCACGGTCAGCAGGACTGACTTGCCTCTGATACCGCCCGCGGTGGAGGACGCCGTTGCTATGTCGGTGGAGAATTTGCCCCGCGGCAATGCTTCGCCAAGGCAGTCGTCACAGGAAGACTTTGCCGGCGCGCTAAATTACTTCATGGAGGAGGAGTACGACTCCAACGACTTTGACGCTGTCGCCTGGCGCGCCGTGTTTGACGCGCTCGTGTTTAGCTTCGGTTGTATAAAACAAACCGTCGACATGGAGCAGACCGGCCCGCTGGGACAGATGGGTCGGGTCATCTTCAAAAACATCGACCCCCGCCACGTCTGGCCCGATCCGAAGGCAAAGAGCTGGCGCTGGGAGGACATGCGGTATCTGATCGTGGCTGAGCCTATGGACCTGTCAGAGATCCGCGAGCGCTGGCCCGGTCAAGGTCATCTTGTCGAGCCCGAGGGCGACTACTCAGAGAAGCGCAATGAGCTTGAGCTGGGTGTCTCAGAAGAGGTGGGCGACGGCTATACTGTCGGTCAGCGCCACCGAGCCGTGGTTAAAGAGTGTTGGATTAAAGACGGCCGGCGTGTGTGGGAGCCCATGCGCGACCCCAACACATGTGAGGAAGTCAAGGACAGCGAGGGGCGACCACTCGGTAAGTGGAAGAAAAAATATCCTTACGGCCGCGTGGTTATCACCGCCAATGGTGTCCTGCTGGCCGACGTGCCCAACCCGTTTGACCACGGGCAGCCGCCGTATAGCTTCCTGCCAGGACTGATCGACAGGCTCATGGGCAAGGGACAAGTGCGGCTGATCGGCATCATTGCCGATAAGATCAACCAGCTTGGCAAAGACGGTTTCAGAAATTTGCGCGTGGGCTGTAACAGTCCATGGGTAGCCGACCGCAACGCATTTGAAGATCCGGACAAATTCCACCAGTTAACAAACGACCCCGGCATTGTCTTGCCGGTCACAGCCGGCGCGCGCGTGGAGCGCCTGCCTCCAGCCGAGCTGCCACAGTCTTACTTTATGTTCATGGACTGGATGCAGTCGCAGTTTGACAACATCCTGGGCCGCGCCGCTGTGGCTGCCGGCCGGGTAGAGAAAGGTAGTCAGCTGTCAGCTGAGGCCATCGCCAACCTGCAACAGTCAAGCATGGCTCGGCAGAGGCTCAGGCAGCGCATGTTTGAGCTATTCCTCAAGCACGTGGCGCACCTGTTGCAGTGGAACATCCGGCAGTTTTATCCTGACCAGATGCAGGTGGAGCTGATGGATCCGCGCAGTGGTAGCAAGAAGATTTATAAGTGGACAGCCGACGCAGCCAAGGCTGACTACAGCATTAAGATCGAGGCCGGCTCAAGCATGCCAGGCGCCAAGCAAGGTAAAGAGAGCTTGGCCAGGGACCTGTATAAAGACGGTATTACTGATCGCGAGTACACGATCCGCATGATTGATCTGCCTGGCGCTGACGCTCTAATTGAGCGTATGCGTAAGCAGGAGGAGAAGCTGGCCCAGCTCGGCATGATGGCTGAGCTGAAGAAGATACGACCATCGAGTAAGAGGAGCGCATAAATGGCAGTCCCAACCGCAGAGCAGCTAAATGTCCGCTTAGCCGTGAGCTACGGCTCGACCTTGGGGAGTGAGCGTCCGCTGCTGGATTACACAGAGCCTGACGCCACAGAGGTGACGCAGGGCAATGTGATTAGCAAAGAGCTGGCCGCCGGCGCGACCGATCAGACGGTGGACCTCTCGACGTATGTTGACACACTGCATGCGATCACAATTGAGGATCGCAGCAATATTGGCCTCAAGGTGGGCTTGGCTGCAGGCGGGACAAAGTTTAGGATAGCGGCTAATGGCGCCATGTGTATCCGGTGGAATAGCAGCGTGGCGCCGCCGACGTTGTATCTGGATAACGAGAGTGGCGCGAGCAAGTGCTTTCTGCAGATAGGGATCGCGGGCAGCTCAAGCTAGCGCTCACGCGCCGGTGTAGCACAACGGTAATGCGGCTGCCTTGTAAGCAGTAGATTGCAGGTTCAAATCCTGTCGCCGGCTCTAAGGGGTTCACATCGGTTTCGGTAAAAGGATTGAGGAGACATAGCGACCGTGCGGCGAAAGCCCTAATCAATCCTTTCCCCTCTTAAGTATTCAAAGTATCTCTTGTATCTCATTCCAAGCCGCACACAGCTTGCGTTAGCGTGTGCATATGTTTGACGCAATGCAAGCCATGATGAGTCCGACGCCACCGCCAGCAATGGCAGGCCCGGCCGCGCCGTCCCTGATGAATCCAGGCGGTGGACAGCCGGCAGTCAATCCTCTAGAGGAGGATTACAGCACTTTAACTCTGGTCTTGCGCCAGTTTGCAAACCGCGCCCGCGCCCTCAACAAAGAGAAGATCGCGGCCATGGTCGAGGCGTTTGGCGCCAAGGTGACTAAAGAGAAGCTGCGCGAAGAGGACGAGCTGAGACGCGCCAATGAGGTTTACCAGCAACACATGGCAGCGGCAGCGCTGCCGCCAGGATAGGACGAGGAAAGATGCCAGATTTAGCAAAGTTCTTACAAGAGATGGGCGACGGCGAGGTCACTTCGCGGACATTCGATCAGGCCAAGTTTGAGGATGACCTGACCGACGACGGCGTCAATATCGGGGGCGACGACGAGGACGAGGGCGAGCAGGAACCGGCAGAGCAGCAACCGCAGCAGCCAGAGCCGCCAGCCGCACCAGCATCCGACGAGCCCACCGCAAAGGACTATGAGCGCATCTATGCCGAGCAATCCAGGCAAACGCTCAATCAGCTACAGCAATTCGTCGAGCAAAAATTATCGCAGCATCAGCCGGCACCGCAGGCACAGCAGCCGCAATTTGAGGACCCAATGGTGCGGCTCCACCGCGAAGTAGAGGAGCTAAAACAAAAGCAAGAGCAAGCAAATGCCCGCGCGAAGTCTGCTGCAGAGAAGCTGTTTAAACAAGAGTTTGAGCGGTCGGTGGCTGCAATCAAAGAGCAGTACCCAGACATCCACGAATTCATTCCAGCCGAGCGCATGGAGCACGCCTACAGAGAGGCTGTGAAGCATGAGGCGTTTGACACTGACTGGAAGGGCGAGATCAGCAGGACGTACAAGCTGCTCTCACACGACAAATATTTCAAGGCTCACGGCAAGGGCGAGGACGAGGTGAGTCAGAAGCGGGCTGAAAAGCGCGAGAAAAGCAGCGCGATCAGCGCCGGTGGGGCGAAGTATCAGGCGCCGAGCAAGAAGCTCGACCCTAATAGCCCCACATACCACAAAGACAAACAGGCGGCATTTTTTGCCGACTTAGCAGGAGGGTAAGGAATGGCCGTCTCGGTTTCAATTAATACATTCGACGCTGCAACCGACAAGAATTTTATTCACGAGTTGCACGATCAATTTTTCCTCAGCCGCGCGTTTAACGTCAAGCTGAAGAAGCGCGAGCGCCCCGTGGATGGTGGCGACGATATTCGCGTACCCGTGAAATATCAGGGCAACACTAACACTGGCCGATGGAATGGTGACGACGATCTGCTCGACACTGCCGGCCAAGAGTTTGCTACGCAGGCAGTATTTGAGTTCCGTTATCTGAAGGCGTCAGTGGCGCTGCCGGAAACAAAGATCCTTAGAAACATGGGCAAGTCCCGAATCTTCAATCTGTTAGAAGAAGAAGTTGAGAACGCTAAAGAGACTATCGTTGATCAATTCGACATCGACCTGTACAAGGACGGTGCGGCGGATTCTAACGGGCGAATCGGGATTGACGGATTGGCAGCAGTTTGCACGCGGGCAGCAAACCCAACGCCAGGCTCTTATGGTGGCATCACCAGGGTTGGTGCCTCGGGTTCTAAAAACAGCCCAACCGGCAACGCGTTCTGGAACGCCAACGTGGTAGCCGCAAACGGCAACCAGACTTACACGCTGTGGAAGAACGATGTCACCATGGACAACTCCGCGGTGATGACTTTGGCAAAACTGCAAGCCATCTTTGGTGTCTGCGGCGGTGCCGACTTGATCGTGACTTCGCAGCTGTTGTACGACAAATACTGGTCATTGCTAACCGCAATCCAGCGCCAGATGACTGACGACGAGATTGGTAAGGCTGGCTTCTCTAGCCTCATGTTTAACTCGACCCCAGTAATCGTCGGCGACAACATCAACAACACAGGCTATTGGTACAACCTTAACCTGAAGTTCTTTGAGCTGAAGCCGCACAAAGACATGAATTTCGATGCGACTGAATTCAGAAAGCCGCCTAACCAGCGCACTCTGATCAAGCACATCAACTGGATGGGCAACCTGATCTGCAAACGGCCGAACCGCCAGGGGCTGATCACCGGTATGACCGCCTAAAGACAGGATGAGGGCGGCCCGGGCGCTGCCATGCAGAGGAGAAAAACATGGCTACAGGAACATCATTTCATTTTTACGAGCCGGTAACTACGGCCCACACCACACAAAAATTCCCGCTCGGCTTCCGCCGAATGGAGAACGGCAAAGAGTACACGTACATGAAGGCCGGTGCCGCCATCGCCATTAACGAGGCGGTTAAGCTGGATACGGCCGACACCACAGGCGGTACCGTTAAGAAAACGGCAGCTGTCGCCGATCCGATATTTGGCGTCGCCGAGTCTGTCGCACTTGCCTCTGGCGAGTACGGTTGGATCACGACCCGCGGGCCGGTGTCGGTACTGATTCTCGATGCTGTCGCTGCTGAGGATCTGCTTGGCGCAAGCGCCACCGCAGGCACTCTACAAGCTGCCGCTGCCGGTAACGTTGATCACATCCGTGTGATGGCGTTAGAGGACGGCGTCGTAGCCAACAGCACCAAGGCATGCTACATATTCTAAGCAGGCGCTAACGCATAGGTATGAGGA